GGTTCCGACCGCAACTTTTTTGTGGGAGTTAACTTAAGAATCTTTTGGTTAACCACTTACAAAAGAAAATCTGCGTAACTTTTTTGAACTTATGAAATATCCCTCTTTAGTAACAAAGAAAATTAGCGAACTTTCGCCAGCAAAATACAATCCCAGAAAAATTACTTCCGAGGCTTTAGGTAGGCTCACAAAATCTTTGAGCGAACTTGGGAATCTTCAGCCGATAACTTGGAACGCAAAGACTGGGAACATCGTTGGAGGCCATCAAAGGCTAAAGTGCTATTTGGCACTCGGAAAAGATGAGGTCGATGTGTGGGCAGTGTGGTTGGATGAGACGCAAGAGAAGGCGGCCAACCTTGCCCTTAACAAGTTGAGTGGTGAATTTGATATGCCCCAACTCAAAGACATCCTAGAGGAACTGGACGCAGGGGAGATCGACATAGACATTACCGGGTTCAGCTTGGATGAGATTGGAAAGATGATGGAAGCAACCAATCCAGAGGATGAAGAGGGTGGAGGGGGCGAGAAATGCTTGGCGTGTGGAAAGCCCTTGTGAGAAATGATAAGACAAACAGACCTAGCCTCAAAATGGAATGTCTCAAGGGCGGCCATTTCAAAGTTCGTAAAAGCAGGGATGCCACTTACAAGCGTAAGCGATGCAGAGCGTTGGAAGCTGGCGAATCAAAAGAGGGTAAGCAAGACCGAGATAAGTTCGATACCATACCAGACCTTATCCGAGCCATTAAAAGACTCGGATGCCGAGTCATACAAATCGACAAGCTCGCTTGGCAGATTGAATCGAGCGAAGCAAGCCGAGGTAGTTGCTTACTCGTTGGTCGCTACGGCGGCCACAAACAAAAACCCAGTCGCTATGCGGTCGGCGGTTCAAGGATGGGGCGAAGCAAAAAAGCGAGTGGCAGAGGCAGAAATGGAACACGCACGATGGGAAGAAACAAACAGAATAACTTTACGAATGGACGAGGTGCGAGAGGTGTTTGGCAAATGGCTAGGAGCAATTAGAAACCTAATGGATGCTATGCCTTCGAGCTTGGCCGCAAGAGCAAACCCAAGCGACCCAGAGTGTGCCAAGAGGGCAATCCAAGAGGGCATCGACCAAATCTTTGTAACGATTCAGAAAGCAGAAGGAGCGTTCAAATGAACGAGTGCTTCATTGTTTTGCTGGTAGCAATCGCAATCCTTGGCATAGTGCTTCCATTCTTTGACCGATGAAACGCTCTCCACTTAAACGCAAAACCCCACTCAAACGAGGGGGCAAACTACGCCAAGTATCTGCAAAGAGAAAAGGACAGAACGAAGTCTATAAAGATGTGCGAGAGAAGTTTCTAACCAACAATCCAGTCTGCCAAGTCTGCAAGTGCAAGATGGCAAGCCAAGTTCACCATAGGCGAGGGAGGTTTGGGGATAGGCTGAACGAGGTAGAATTTTTCTTGGCGGTTTGTTTTGAATGCCATCACGAAATCCATCATAATCCAGCGTGGGCTTATGAGCGTGGATATATGGTGAAGAGATGAACCAGATCGATGAGGCCAAGAACTTCGCTCGCCTTTTGTTTGAGCCAAGGGAACAACTCTCAATTCCGGAATGGGCAGAGAAAAATCTAACCCTTTCAGCTAGGGTTACGAACATACCCGGAGCATATTCGACAACCCTCACGCCCTATGTCCGTGAACCCCTAGAGGCTTTTGGTGATGATTCGATTCGTAGGGTTGTGCTGGTATGGGGGGCACAAACAAGCAAGACCACAACGATTCTAGCTGGCCTAGCGTACCGAATAGCAGAGAGACCTTGCCCCGCATTATGGGTAATGCCTAGCGAGCATCTTGCTAGGTCTTTCACAGAAACTAGGTGGTTGCCGATGATTGACGATTGCCCAGCCCTAGCCAAAGAGAAACCAGACAACACCGACAAGATTAAAATCCTAGAGCAACACTTCAAGCGATGTTCGGTGTGGTGGGCTGGCACTAGCCCATCGGCTCTTTCCAGTCGCTCGATTGCGTTGCTCTGTATGGATGAGGTCGACAAGTTCCCAGAGCAAGCGGGGTCTGGGCGAGAGGCGAACCCAGTTCAGCTTGCAGAGGCACGAGTCAGCACCTACCCAAACCATCTCATCATAGCAACCAGCACTCCGACAACTGCCGACTCAATTATTTGGAGTGAGTGGCAAAAAGGGGATATGCGTTTTTACTTTGTTCCTTGCCCTCATTGTGGGCATAAGCAGAAGCTAGTCTGGGGGCAAGTGAAGTGGGACGAGTCGGCAAAGATCGAGGATGGCGTTTATGATTTTAAGCTGGTTAAATCCTCGACCTACTACGAGTGCGAGGGGTGCAAGGAAAAGATTACGGATGGACAAAAAACCAAGATGCTTCGAGAGGGCGAATGGAGGGCAACCAATCTCAAGGGCGAACCAGCCAGACGCTCCTATCATTTGAACGGCCTATATGCCCCTTGGGTGTCGTTCGGAAGTTTAGCGGTAAAGTTTCTGCAAGATAAACACAATGGAATCATAGGTCTACAAGACTTTGTGAACCGAGTTCTTGCCGAGCCTTGGATGGAACACGAAAGCGAGAAGATGGAAATTGTGGCTGGAGATTACAAGATGGGCGAGGTCAGAGTAAATGAGAAACTGATTATGGCTTGCGACATTCAAGAGGCTGGTGGCTTCCACGCTTGGTGCGTTGTTAGGGCTTGGGACATTGAGGGCAGATCACGGCTAGTGTGGGCTGGAAGGCTTGAGACTTGGGGAGACATTCAAGCAAAGGCAGAGGAGTTTGGCGTGGAATCGAAATGCGTTTTTTGCGATTCTGGTGACCAGACTCGTGATGTTTATTACAACTGCTGTAAAAATGGCTGGATGGCTTTGGTTGGTTCAGATCGCACTAGCTTCTCTGAAATTGTAGGAGAGCAAAAGCTACAACGCCCCTACGCCCGAATTGCCAATGGAGACCCATTCAGCGGTAAGGCAGTTCAATCGAGGGCAGGGTGGAAGTGGAAATTCTGCCCAGTTTGGCGGTGGTCTAATCCATCCATCAAAGACATCCTATCCAATCTAATCAAAGAACCCGGCTACATAGCTCTCGACACCCCCGATGTTTGGCGAGTCCATATTGAGGCAGAGGTGAAGGTGCGGGTAAAAAACCCTATGACTGGAAGGGAAAGGCTTGTATGGAAGCAAGTCGGAAAGCATAATCACTTAATGGATTGCGAGTGTATGAACATCGTGGGGGCGGCACTCCACGGACGGCTCAAAGTTTCACCCGCAAGTTTGACAGAGGAGGTTGAGAATGGCGAAGGGTGATTTCATTGGGCTACCCCTCACCACCCTAACTTCTCTGCGTGATAAATATATCACTTGCCTCGAAGCGATAGCGGTGGCGGGTTCAAGCTATTCGATAGCTGGACGCTCTTTCTCAAGGGCGAATCTCGGTGAGGTAAGAGATACGATTATGGAGCTAACCCTAGCCATTCAGCAAGCGACTGGAACTAGGGTTCGCACAACCTACGCAAACTTCGGATCGTGAAAAAAGCCTCTCTCAATCTGATCGACAAGGCGATTGCCTTTGTAAATCCTCAAGGTGCAGTTGATAGGCTTGTTGCTCGTCAAAGGATTAAGAACTTTGAGTATGACGCAGTTAAGTATTCAAGGCAACGCAAAGGGCCGAGTTCGCTTTCTGGTGCGGAAGATTATCGCTCCAACTATGACCGAGTAGAACTGATGAAAAGGGCGAGAGACTTGGCAGAAAATGTTGGACTTGTTCGCTCCATCCTAATGAAGTTCGCCAGCCATACTGCCGCAAACATTTCCTACCAAGCAAGAACCGAGAACCCCGAAGTCAATACAGATGTTGAGATGTATTGGGCAGAATGGTTCGATAAATGCGACATCTCCACAAGGCATACTGGCTCAACACTTATGCAAGTGGCGATGATGTCAATGCTCCGAGATGGTGATTTTCTTTTCGTCCTAGTCCGAGATTCAGATGGCAACTTAAAAATACAAGGCATTGAGGGTGATAGGCTTGGAGACCCATACAAAGTCTATACTAGCTCCGAGTTAATTGGTGGAATCCATATCGATCAAAAGACTGGCTCGCCCACGGCTTATGATGTTTATAGCCGAACGATTGGCGATATGTATTCATTCCAAGCAACGATTCCATCAAGCCAAGCCTTTCACCTATTCGATCCACTCCGCATTGACCAGTACCGAGGAATCTCTGCTTTCCATACTGCCATCAATGACGCAACGGATATTTATGAGATAGTTAATTTTGAGAAGATGTCGGCCAAGGTTGCTTCTAGCCAAAGTGCAATTATAAAGAGGAATAACAACAATGCCTCCGATCTCTCCTCGCTCACAAACGACCAAGACATTAACGGAAGTCCAATCAAACTAGAGGCGATTGAGTCTGGCAAAATCTCCTACCTAGAACCGGGTGAGGATATCGTGTTTCCAGATGGGCCGAGCCGTCCCTCTGGTGCGTTTGCAGAGTTCCACAAGATTCTACTCCGCAACATTTGCTTGGGAGTTGGCATCCCTTACAGCTTCGCCGTAGACCCTTCCGCTATGAGTGGCCCGACTGCTCGCCTTGAGATGCAACAAGCAGGGCGAACCTTCCGCAGATACCAGAAGCTCCTAGATGATAAGGTGCTTCGCCCAATCAAGAACATCGTGATTGCCGATGGAGTTGCAAGGGGATTGATCGAGAACAATGTTGGGAGCAGAACGACTAGGGGCATTTTCAACTTTGGGGCGAATGTCTCTATTGATTTAGGCAGAGAATCTGCCTCGGCTATCTCCGAGTTCAAGACTGGCCTTCGCACCGCCGCCGATATTTACGCCGAGCGAGGACAAGACTTTGAAAGTGCTATGCGACAAAGGGCGATTGAGGCCAAGCTGATTAAGGATTTGTCCGAGAAGTACGGCGTAGACCCAGAGACGATTTCCGATATTGTTCCACCGAAACCTACCCAGACCAAACCCGAAGCACCCTCGGTTAATCCAGTTATCCCCGCAAAGGATAGCCCAGAAAGTGACGAGGATATAGGGGGAGATCAAAAGCCCATTCCAGAAGATCCGATTGAACCATCGTCAGAAGAATTGCAAAAAGAAGATAGAGAAATTGAACTGCCAATAGATGAATCAGAAGTAGAATTACCTACTCAAAAAAAAAGTAAAGAGCTAGAGGATTGCGGAACTGGGGCAGGGGGTTTTAAGCCGGGCAATACTTGTTCTGGCGGTGGCGATGGTGGGGAAGCAAGCACAACCAAATCATCAATTAAAAATGCAAAGATTGAGATTGCACCAGAAGTTCTGCCCGGTCAAAAATGGGGAGATAATGGGCAGGAATTTACAGATGATGGAAGAGGGGTCAGAGCAAAAATAGGAGAATTTACAATAACTGATGCCGAGGGGCCGCTACAAAAAGGATCACCGGGAGCAGTAAAAAGATTGGGAAAGAAAACCAAAGCAGACCTAGAAAAAGCATTGTCTGACCCAGAGACAGTTGATGCTATGCGAGCCGCTGGAATAAATAATATAGAGGTTAGGGGTACATCAAAAACTCCAAATGGCTTCACATATTATGGAGCACACAATAAAAACAATCTTATTATTCATACCAAAACATCAGAAACCATAGCCGCTTCAAACGATGAATATAGAGTCAAACACGGTTTTAATAGGCTGATAAATCACGAAATAGGACACGGAATATGGGATGGTGCAAAGGATGAAACTAAAGGAAACTTTGCTCAAGCAATCA